CTGTAACATTTGTAACAGCATCTGCTACACAATATGGTGGTATTGATTTAGATAACAATACAGATAACGTAATTTATTTAAAACCAATTCCTGATGGAGCAACGGTAGGAGCTAACGTATCATTTGGATTAGATGTTGAAAATGGTGGTGAATTATCAGTAGGTTCAACTTCTGCACAATTCGTTGTAGCATTCCAAGAAGGTTTTGATGGTATGAGTCCTGTAACCCCAATTTACAAAGGTTCGGATATTGTAGCTGGTAACACACAAGGATTTGATTTATCATCTTCAACTGCAAGTGGTTCAGTAGCATATGGAAAACATATAGCAGCATTATCAAACTCTGACGAGTGGGATGTTAATATGATTGTAACTCCTGGTGTTGTAAGAAGATTACATCCATCAGTTGTAACTGATACATTAGATATGGTTGAACAAAGAAATGATTGTTTCTATATTATGGATACAACGGCTTTCGGAGATTCAATTGATTTGGCAACGGCACAAGCATCAGCAGTAGATTCAAATATGGTAGCAACTTATTACCCTTGGGTTAAGACTATCGATATTAATACTAACAAATTGATTTCAGTTCCACCATCAGTATTATTGCCTGGCGTATTCGCAGCAAACGATAGAGTAGCAGCAGAATGGTTCGCACCAGCCGGTTTAAATAGAGGTGGATTGATTGGAGCAGTAAGTGTTCAAAACAGATTAACTCAATCAGAAAAAGATACATTATACGAAGGAAAAGTGAACCCAATCGTTCAATTCCCAGGACAAGGTATCGTAGTATTCGGACAAAAAACATTACAAGATAAACCATCTGCATTAGATAGAATCAACGTGAGAAGATTATTATTGACTGTAAGAAAGTATATCGCATCTACATCTCGTTTCTTAGTGTTTGAACAAAATACTTCTACAACTAGAAACAGATTTATAAATATCGTTAATCCTTATTTAGAGGCTATCCAACAAAGACAAGGTTTATACGCATTTAGAGTTGTGATGGATGAATCAAACAACACACCGGATGTAATTGATAGAAACATTATGAAAGGTTCTATCTTCTTACAACCAACTAAAACGGCTGAATTTATTCAAATAGATTTCAACATTTTACCAACTGGTGCTAGTTTCAACGGATAATTAAAAAAATAGATATTTATATTAAACAATTAAATAAGCAAAGAGATGCCAGAGATATTAGAATTTGACAAAATGTTTTATACAAACTTCGAACCAAAATTGGGTAACCGATTTATAATGGAAATCGATGGTATAGAATCATACATTATAAAAACGGCAAGTAGACCAACATTTACTTCCGAAGTAGTTGAGTTAGACCATATCAACGTTAAACGTAAGATAAAAGGAAAATCAACTTGGGATGATATTAACATCACCCTTTATGACCCAATCGTTCCATCAGGTGCACAGCAAGTGATGGAGTGGATTAGAAGTTCACACGAATCTTTAACAGGTAGAGATGGATACGCTGCTTTCTATAAGAAAGATATTACATTCTACTTATTAGGACCGGTAGGTGATAAAGTTGAACAATGGACTTTGAAAGGAGCATTCATTACTTCGGCTAACTTTGGAGAATTAGATTGGGCTTCAAATGACCCATTATCAATAGAATTAACTTTGACTTATGACTTCGCAATTCTTGAGTATTAATCTCTGAATGTAAAATTTAAAAATACCCAAAAGGGGGAGCAGAAATGTTTCCCCTTTTTTATTTTATATATACTTATATATAAACATTAGTTATTATTATGGAAGAAAATTTAGAACCACAAGTTACAAGAGGATTGAGTTCACAACCAGTATCTCAACCAAAAAACTACCCATTTCCAACGGAAGTTATTAGTTTACCATCTAAAGGATTATGTTATCCTGAAACTCATCCACTATCTAAAGGAGAGATTACCATCAAATTAATGACAGCAAAAGAAGAAGATATTCTTACATCAGCTAATTTAGTTAAGAAAGGTATTCATTTGGATAAACTATTGGAATCGGTAGTAGTTGAACCTGGAGTTAATATTAACGATTTATTGATTGGTGATAAAAACGCTATATTGGTAACATCAAGAGTATTGGCATTTGGAGCAGATTATAAAGTAACTGTAACAGACCCAGATTCAGGTGAACCAACTGATACAATTGTGGATTTATCAAAAATACAAATTAAAGAAGTAGATGATTCTCTTTTAAATAGATACAACGAATATCCATTTACTTTGCCGGTTTCTAAATCGCAGATTAAGTTCAAATTACTTACACATGGTGATGAAATTGCTATTAATAAGGATATTGAAGCATCTGAAAGAACATTGAAACAAGGTAATGAAATTACTGCAAGATATAGACGAGTAATCGTTGAAGTTGATGGTGTTAGAGATTTAGGAACTATTAGTAACTTTGTAACAAATAGATTATTAGCAGGTGATTCAAAAGCTTTGAGAAAGTATATGGCATCTATTACTCCTGATTTGGATTTAACATTCGAATATGAATCTCCATTGACCGGTGAGAAGGAGGCTCTCCGTATCCCATTCGGGATTGACTTTTTTTACCCTACCGAGTAATTACGCAGTAGTATTACATCAGCAGATATTTCAGATGATTTATTTTGCAAATGGTGGATTTAATTGGAGTGATTTATATTATATGCCAATCAGATTAAGAGAGTTTTATTGGAGAGAGTTACTTAAAACAAAGACAGAGGAAAACGAAACTATCGAAAAATCGAAATCAATTGCAAATAATTCTTCGAAAACGAGAAGAAGATGATATTTATAATAGTATTATAATATAAGAGTATGTCTAAAAGAATGATAGTAGAGGTAAACCTTCTTTCAAAATTGTTTGGAGCATTTTTTAAAGCTAAAGAGGCTGGTAAAGAAGATGCATTCAAAGATGCATTAAGAAGTAAAGATGCCGAATTAGGTAAAGTATGGGATAAATGGGATTCTGATATGGAAAAAACTTTACTTGCTACCAAACGAGCATTGCAAGTTCATAAGATGGATACTAAAAAAATAGATAATTTATTAGCAAAATACTATTAATACTATTAGTATATTATGGCTAGACGCACCCCAAACGAACCACCTAAACCCGATAAAGCATTTACAGACTTTGACGCCTACGAGCGTTCGATTGCTAGTGTCACAAATAATTTTAAGGCTCAAGACGCATTTTTAAAAGAAATCCAAAAAAAGATGGAAACCACCAAAGGTGTAGTTTCATCTATTGGAGATATACTTCAAAGTAACAATGACTTAACTGATGCACAAAAAGAGGCAATTACCGATTCAGTAAAACAATACAAACAGCATCAGATATCAATTGCTAATGCTAGAATTGAACAAAAGAAAGGTAATATTACTCAAGAAGAATATAACAAATTGGTTATGAAAGGCCAAGAGGCTTATAGAGATTTAGTAAAATCAATATCGGCATCTGGTCAATCTGCAAAAGCAATTATTCCTATATTACAAAGTATGGGGGATGAAATGGAATCCTTCAATGAATCAGCTAAACGAAGTCAAAAAGCATTAGATGGTATGAATATGGCATTAGACCATATTGGTGGCTCTGGTGTCGCTGGTGTCCGAGAATTAGGAGATGTAATAAAATCAGCTGCTCAAGGAGGAAAAGGATTAACTCTTGCATTAGGAGCATTGGGAGGAGCATTGGGAGCACTTGCTTACAATTATGGATTATTAGGGGATAAGGTAGGAACTACTGCCGACTTTGATAAAGGGATAGCTGAAACATCCGGTGCAATTGATGTATTAGAAAAGCAAATAGCAGCTGGTAAATTTGGTGGTAGAAACTTTGTGCAAGAAAAAGCTATGGCACAATTTGCATCATCGATGCGTTCTGCCGCTGCATCGTTTCAAGCCGCCGCAAAAACCGCATTATTTGGTAATGGTATTGGTGGAGTTGGATATGGAGCTGCACAACTTCAAATGGCAGGTATTGGTGCAGATAAAATAGCAGCAGGTATGACAGCCGCAGCTGATGCAACGGGCCAAATGCCGACTGGTAAGATGGGAGCCGATATGGCTATTATGGCTAGTAGAACAGGTCAATCCGAAGAAAGTATAGCTAACATCAATGAGGCATTTATGCGAATGGATGGAGTTAGTGCTTCGACTGCATTGAATATGCAAGAGGGATTACGTTCTATGGCTAAACAAGCTAATATTAATTTAGGTGGATTAATGACAGAAATGGCAGAAGCATCTAAGGATATGTTAGGTTACCAAATTAAATCAGGTTCAGCATTGGCAAAACAAGTAACTTTCGCTCGTTCAATGGGTGTGAGTTTCCAAGATATAGCAAAAGCTGGTCAAAGTATGGTATTGAACTACAAAGATAGTATCAAATCGGAAATGCAGTTATCTGCTATGTTAGGAAAGAACGTAGACCTTTCAGAAGTTCGTTCTAAATTTGCAGCAGGTGATACCGTTGGAGCTACTAAAGCATTACAAGCGCAGGGATTAGACCCTGCTAAAATGGATATGTTCCAACAGCAGATGTTACAACAAGCTACTGGTATGGATTTAACTACCTTATCTAAACTTTCTACTAAGCAAGGAAAAGAAGTCGGTGGGTTAAAAGCTGGAAATGCTGGAGCAGGTAATCAAGGATTTTTAAGTAAAACAGTTGCGGCTCAAGCTTCATTGGAAGCTACCAATGCAAGTATATCATCCGATACGGCAATTCAGATGTCTAAATTGGATACCGCTGAGCAAATGCAGCTACAACAAGCTATAAAAGATAATACCGGTGGAATAAAGGATATGAAAGTATCGTTATCACAACAAGAAGCATTAAAAGATGCTACATTGGGATTAACTACTGCTATATTCAGTTTAATTGGTGCAATTGGAGCAATGGCACTTGGTCAATTATTTAAAGGTAAGATGCCAAGTTTATCGAAATTTAATCCATTTTCAAAAGGAACACCATCGGCACCAACCCCAGCTCCAGCTGGCCCTTTGACTAGGTCAGGTAGACCTGATATGAGATTTAATGCAAATAGAGCAACTGGTATGGCGGATGATGTGGCTAACGTAGCTTCCAAAGGAGCTAAGTTTGCTAAATTTGCAAAAGGACTTGGTGTGGTTGGAACTGTATTAGGAGCAGGGTTTGATTTTAAAAACAGAAAAGACGAGGGACAAACCAATACCCAAGCCGTTGCTGGAACAGCCGGTGGTGTTGGTGGTGCATTAGCCGGAGCAGCCGCAGGTGCTGCACTTGGCAGTGTTGTTCCAGTCGTAGGGACTGCAATTGGTGTAATCATCGGAGGTGCATTGGGTGCTTGGGGTGGTGGTTCATTGGCGGATTTGGTAACCGGAGTTGGAAAAAAATCTGCAGCAAAAGCTCAACCAAAAACTCAAGCAAAAGCTACTACTAAAAATGCAACCGCAGGAACTACCGCAGCTAAACCAGGTTCAACATCAATTACAGCAGCCGCAGCCACATCTGAAAAGTGGATGCAGAATAAGTTGGTTCAGATGAATGGTAATTTAGAACGTATTGTTGCTAGAACTCAAGCAACAATGGTAAATACTGCTAATACTACAAATCAATTAAAAGTATTGAATACCAACACAACTGCTCTTATGAATTTGACTACTAAAATAGAAGCATTGACAAGAGCAACCTACGAAGGTTCTACTGTGGTTAAAGTTGATGGTAAGATTATAGCAAAAGCATCTAACAAATATACCGAAAATCAACAAGCATCCAATCCAACTAATAAGACGGGTGTAATTGGGGCAGTAACTGGCGGTAGATAACCATAAATTTTCATAAGAGATATTTATAGTAAATAGTAAACTATAAATGGCAACACTTCAAGACCTTTTCAAAAGTAAAAAAACCGAACTTTACGGAAAATCTGAAAAGATTCGTATTGATACTCTTGGTTTAATTAATCCACC